AACCTCTTTCTCCTATTTAATCCATAGGTGGAATAATTTTTACTTTGTTCTTATTGAAGAATCCTCCTTTTATTCTTCATAATACGCTGTAATAATTACACGCAAATATCAATCGAAAAAAAAAAAAAGACCCTTAAATTTTATCACCTCCTTGGGTCTTTTGAATGCATTTATGCATTCCAGATATACCTTATCAGTATACCCAAATCTGACATCCCATCTCTGATGGTCCTATTGAGAGGTAGGCCATTAACCCATATCTCATGTTCCGGCTCTTTGGAGCCTGGCTTGTAAGTCCATGTCTCATCGACACGGATACAATTATTGTAATCATAAATCCAGTCCGTTTTATTTTCAATGCGGCCTGATTCTTCTTCGGTTCTGGAAATCTCTTCCCAAGAACCTGTCTCATCGTTCCATACTGAAACTATCGTTTCAGTTGTCATATTATTCTTAGCAATGGTTGCTAAGAATACTACTGTTAAAATTATGTAATAAAATGGTCTCATCATAAAAAACCTCTTTCTCCTATTTAATCCATAGGTGGAATAATTTTTACTTTGTTCTTATTGAAGAATCCTCCTTTTATTCTTCATAATACGCTGTAATAATTACACGCAAATATCAATCGAAAAAAAAAAAAGACCCTTAAAAATTATCACCTCCTTGGGTCTTTGCCGAAAAGTATTATTCAACGGTTACTAAGAACCATTTGATCTCCATACCTTCAGGTATTGTTGTTGCTCCTTCAGGGAGTCTTCCTCCCGTAAGCTGAGCGACAATTATTGTTTCCTTCGAACCTGTGAATTTAAAGAATCCACGGTTCATAGGGATATCAATCCCTAATATATTGCTGATCACATTTGCTGTGTCAGCGTGACCGATGTAAGATTCTACACCGTATTTTACCAGTTCCTGTATATTTCTAACAGGAACCGCCACTGTTGTTATCTTGTTTACAGAGCCTGACAACATCTGCAAACTAAAACTATTAGTAATGACCATAATAATGCCTCCTTTATTTATTGTGCTGGTCATAGATAGACACTATTATCTATCCATAATACGCTGTAATAATTACACGCAAATATCAATCGAAAAAAAAAAAAAAGACCCTTAAATTTTATCACCTCCTTGGGTCTTTGATTAGAGCTATTCCTCTATATTGTTAATGAAATCATAGATACGTTCTATGTCGTCTATGTTTACATCATCAATATATTTACCCTTTCCATCTAGAAGGGTTATATCTCTCAGTTTCATCTTATCCTGCCTTATACAATTAAGGCGAATTCTTGGCGTAATATACACGCCAATGTAATTAATATTCACCTCAACCTTACAGAAATCAAAATCTCTCATGAGATCCCAAATTCTGTCGATTACCTCTAATTTCTTATTATTTTCCATAGCTTTATCCTCCTTGTTTATTTTTGTGCTATGTTGTTTCTTTATTTCATAATACGCTGTAATAATTACACGCAAATATCAATCAAAAAACGAAAAGGAGTGAATTTTCTCACTCCAGTCCGTCTGCTAAGTTAGGCACTTATGCTAAATATAAATCCTCGGTTTTCATCGCTGCCATTACAACATCACCTTTTGCGATAACAACACGATCTCCGGAGATTTCAATAACGTTATAAGTATCGTCATATACATAGTCAGCAAGCTCAACTCCATCATAAGTCTTAGCATTCTGACAAATCTTAACGGTACTTCCTACAACTATAGAAGGCTTCTCAGGAGCCTCAGGAGCCTCAGGAGCCTTAGGAGTAAAGTTAGGTGCTGCTGTAGTAATGAATGCATCAGAAAATCCAGCACGCTTAGCCTTCTCCAACTGTCTCTCAGCATTCTCCTTTACAGCATATGCACCTATCTGTACTCTATATAATATACCCTCATCCAACTTTAAATTAACCATACTTGCAATCTCTCCCATTCTAGCTAAAAGATATGGTCCAGGACATGATGTAGACTGGAACCACTGATGAACTGTCATATTCTGTCTGTCAGTCTGACCTATAAGTGATGGGTCATTCTGCCATAACAATCTAGGAATACCGTTTCTCTTGCAAATATCAACACACAGATTTACCAAGGACTCTAAAGCCTGGTCTGAAACTGTCCAATCTGGTGCTCCGCTGTTATTAGCTACCTCAATTGTGATAGCTCTCTGATCATTTGCAGCATTACCACTACACCATGATCTCTTGTCTTCTGGAACATAACAAGCAATCTTACCGGTCGAATCAATACCGTAATTACTTGAAGCATTCCTCTGTGGATTACTAAAAATCGATCCACATGTCTCGACTGAAATATCACCAGCCATATGATGGATAGTGATTGTGTCAATCTTTTCTGTTCTGTCATCGTAGTTAGGGCTGAGAATATCAACCGTAGCTAAACTTGATTTAACCATTTTATACCTCCTTATTATTGTGTAGGCGTTTTACATACTTGCTATAAACACGCCCATTTTCATTGACTTTTTTCTCTAATGTATATCCATGGTTTTCAGCTATCTTCTTTGAAGAGTCATTGCTATCAAGAGACCACCAATTTATATACTTATAATCTTTCAACTTATCAGGATTTCTCTTTATCCATTGATCTGTTTTTTTGGCTACTTTTTCAGCATAACCTTTACGTCTATATTCAGAGCCTGATCTAGTAGCAATTGCTGCTGATAAATTATCACCATTATCCAATAGATCTAGAAAAGATACTGGAACATCACCAATCTTTAATAATGCACGATTTACTACGAATTCCCCTTCGTCTGACGTTAAATAAAGTTCATGTTTTTTCTTCTTAGTATTAAATTCTTTCCGTGGCATGTTATCTAATATTAAAACTTTATCGGCGTCTTCATACGATAGTGACTCTATAATATCATCAACATATTTTTTAGTTTTAGCGGCTTTCATTGCCCTTTTTTGATAAATTGGGACCGTTGTAAACCGACCAGTTTTAGGATCATGATTAGGATTATAATGCATCAGGTATCCATCATTCATTATACCTCCTTTGGTGGTTCTGTAGGTAATGCTTGAAACTTATCTCTAATCTCATCCATTACCCCGTTTGCACCTAATATGTGATAATGTTTATACATATTATCAAAGTTTTCTCTGGCGTACAAAGGTGCATACCCTAGCTCTATATACTTATTATACATAGAATATAAATTACTTCTGAGTAATGCTTGTACACCAAGCTGCACTGCTTCTGTTTTCTTGTCGTTCGCTTTTATCTTGTGATACATTAATGTAAATAGTCCGAATAAACTCGGAAAACCTAAAACGGCAAATACGCCTAAAATATCAACTAATGTTTTCATTATTTAGTCCTTTACCTTATAAATAATTCTTGGATGTGTAGTAGATCTTTCAGTAATTGTTATAAAATGATCTGTAACCTCAGACTGCCCTAATGGAGTAGCATTAGTTATTGTGCAGGCCTTCAGATTTGTTGATAAGTCTGACTTAAACATCATACACTTAATGTTACCATTTACAGGTTTTATAGCCAGAGTAGGACCTGAAAACCTTTGATTAAAGAGTCCTATAAGCTCGGCAGGGTCTGATGATGACACTTTACGAATATCAAAGGATCCTGAGAAGTTCCAAGTTATGCAATCAGCACCATTAAAGTAATCGCCAGCTTTTGTAGTACTATCCAACCAATTCGGATACAAGGTGTTTATTTTTCCTAAAATATCACACTGATATACGGTATCTGTCTCGCAGTCTCGTACAAAAGTTGTTATAGATGATAGCTTATGACTGGAATATCGATAACAGTTTATTAATTGAAACCTAGATTTGTATTTACCATCCGAAATATAAAAGTCAACTATACTTATCCAAGGCTGTAGAACTCCATCTTTTTCTATTATGTATCCAATAAATACACCTGTATCTTTTGTATACCGAACAATATAGTCCATATAGTAATCATTAACTGAGCTATCTGAATCTGTACTACATCTAGCTAACATAATATAAGGAAATTTGACATAATTAAAGGACACAATCTTTTTTGAGTCAGCAGGTTGGATAGTGGCACCAGTACGGTCAAAATAATATCCGTTTCCATCAAATAGACCGTATTTAGGGCTTCCGCTTTCGTCAACTTTACGTTTACCTAATAAGATAGTATTTGCATCATCCCCTGAAAAAAGAAGTCTACAACCGGTTACTATCATGGTTTCGCCTATACCATTGGACTGATAATTCGTTGAATTATACGAAAATGGATAAGATCCTAAACCAAGAACTGTACTAAATAAATCATACAATGAAAAATTGCTATCTCCAGTGGTAAACATATTTTTTATGGAATCTGCCCTCATAAAATCTTTATGACCAAATGCAGGAATAAAATATACCTTATTGCCATCATATGGAATATCATTAGGGTCTATATATCCGTAAGTTGTGGTATCATAATATATATACTCATTCGGATGGGCGTCAGCATATGCTTTACATTCACTAGTACTACTAAAGTGAGTGAAGCCTATCATATTGCCTTGCCTATACATGTAAAAGTCCTTGCTCTTATCAAGATAATACATGTATTCCATACCACTGTCGTAATAGGACTTACCATAATTATAGTTTTTTACACTCGTATGTTTTATATACTTATAAGGTAATACAATTTGTTTATTTTCAGAATCTTTCAGTGTATACAAACCATCTGTTGTTCGCCATGAACTATATGCCATTGCCATATTGTAACACCACCTTATTCATAAATATAAACAATAGAGAAGTCAAATAATGAATCTTTGTCATCTGTGTAATCAGGAAAAAATTGGGCTGGATCTAATACTATGCATCTTCGACCATTTAAAGTTCCCAATTTAGGGGAATAGGTAGGTAACATGTTATATCCTGATCCTGTACCACCTTTACCTAAATGATATGTTTTATCAGATATCAACAAATTACTATTATACATATTTTTTGTAGATAAGCTACCCTCGATCAATAGCTCCTGAAATGAAAATAACAAAGGTGTCCATAAATGAAGATCATGCTTATTATCGTTTAAATGGGGCAAGTTATATGTCGATACTCCACTAGCCCTGCATCTAAAATCACGTGCTCCCTTATTAATAGCCATTCTGCCACCTGCCTCTATTACGCCACTTCCAGCTGAAAGACTCATTATAGGAGTTACATTTCCGAGTTTATTAACAGCTATAGACGCTGTACTACCCGCATTATTTCCGTCCGGAGTAGGTGCATTATTGGTTCCCCAAGACGCATATGTTACCTGAGATCCTGCGTAATTAAGTATAAACATGCATAAAGCTGGTTTCTGTGATTCATAAGGATTCCATAATATCAGGGCATTTTCAGTGACAATGTAATTAATGGCTACAAAATTACGAGCTGAGGAAACATAAATAACATAATCTTCAACAACACTTGGATTTAATTCTCCTATTAAGTATGGTTTACAACTAGTGGCATTAGCTGGTACCAAAATATTATCATTCTCGGTATGGATTGAGTGGAGATCCATGAATATAGCAGAAGAAGAGACGTCTGTATATACAAACTGTAGATTTCCAAATTGTATGTGTTCAGAAGTAATAATATCTTCAGGACCGCCTGCTCTTTTTATTTGTTCTCCAAGTTCTGGTAATATATACTTACGTATAAATCCATTGCTAGAGTATATATTAGAGCTCCAGTCCTCATCTTTTTTCTTATAACGTCTATATGTACCTATCATACTTTGTCTGGATCTCCTATAAATATCATATTATAGCTGTCTCCCCATGGACTATTATGAACTGCAAAGCCATGTCCGTCCATAGTCACATACCCACTACTAGTAGGTCCTGCTGGATTACCATAAGCTATATAAGCATTATCGACCTTGTCATTTCCATAGCTAAATATTAACGGCATAATACAATATCCGTTGTTATCTACTGCTGAGACAACATTAGTACTAGGGATCATAATTGGAGAATAGTATAAGCTACTTCCTGGACTAGTAATTATTTCACCATAAAAATCAGATCCATTATATGCGCCGTTTATGAAATAATCTTGTAATCCCGATTTAGCACGACAAGAGCCAACCGTCTTATCATTAGCTAATCCCATTACAAATATGCCAGAGTTACCACGAGCATGAATTGAAATTGTATTTGTTTTATATCCAGTAACATATGTACCTAATTTATAGGTAAGGCCACCACTTCCGTCAGACTGATAACCTAATATTTTGAATAATTTAGAGCCTTCATCAGTTAAGCCATTTTCGTCAAAAACAGTAATTGCTACTGCATTTGTAGTTGGTGAACTAATATAAAGTTGACTGCTACCTTGTGCAACTGCAATTGTAAAAATACTGAATCGTGGGTCATTATGAAAACCACCAATAAATAATGTAGCATCGTCATTACCATTTGTCTCTATCGGCGAACCCTCAAAGCAAGCTCTAAGCGTCCTTATCATAGCAGGACCTTTTTGTAAATATGTGTCACCACTGGTTACTAACCTCATAAAAGCACGCCCCCTTCTTCATTAACTAAATCTGGTATTGCAATATTCCAGTACTCTAGTCCAAGTTCGTCAGTATCTATAAATCTACAATTCAAATCAACTGCAACCGGACTATCCTTTACATCTACTTTCAATGAATCAAAATTAACCGCATCCTTGAATAAGTCGAATCGAGGATGACCTTCTACTTCAACATGAACAGTATCCCAACCAGTCTTCTCCCCTGCCTCATGATCACCATTAGTTGTAATGGTAGTTTCGCTTACATTTAAGTCATCATCACCATAGGAAACATTTACAGTAGCACTTTTATAGTACTTCGGATGGGCAGAAGTTGAACCTGACGGGGTATAGACACCATTTTCAGTAACTGATAAGTCCTCTGTGGTTGGTCCGGATATCTTATTAATTTCATCTGCATATTTGTTTAAAGGAGTACCATCTTCCATGTAATTTTCATCACCCGGTTCATGTCCCTGCTTTAAACGAATAGCATCTTTCATTTCATTTTTAACTGACTCTAAAAGTTCCAGTTTAGCGCTAAAATCGTAAAATGAATTATCACCCATATTACCTCTATTCAACTGGCCAATCGTCAGAAGATATCATGACCAATTCATTTTTTTCTTTAAATGCTATACTCATGTAGTGCTCATTGTATGAAATATCAGGCGCTGGTATAGGTACTTTAACATGTACTAATGTATATGGTGTTCTATGACCTGTTGAGTAGTCACCATTCTCATTTGCAGTAAGTTCCTGAGGTGCAAATGGCGGAACATCAACAGTGATTTGAGACCAGACATGTCTAACACCACCTTCAGAATAGTCTGCTACATCGTATGTACCATTATCTGTTATAGTGAAATCAGTAGGGCTATAATTAAACAACTGCCTAATAGCTTCAGGATACACTATTAATGGAGTTTTACCAAATATCACCACTACTGGCTGGGCTTTATCTCTAGCAGTTATTGTATCTGCTATGTTACGAAGACTATCTATAATATCAACAAGCATATATAGATAGCTAGGACTTATCTCATCATTTCTCATAGCTGGAGTATAAGTTCGTTCTTCATAACCTTCAAATGCTTCAGCTAGAGTAACATATGTCTTGGTCCATGTATCGTAAGTGTCAGTTTTATACTGATCCGTGTTACCATATATCAAGTCATAGTAGAAGCCACTACTTACAGGTCTATTAGAATCGGATCTAGGTGATTCGGTTGGAGATATATTCTCTGTTTGAGCTTCTACCTGAAACACCAACTCTTCTGATCTAATCGGGTCAGGGTGGGATGTCGTACCAATAAGTGCTATAGCATTACCATCTGCCGCTAACTTTTGTATAGCTGTTATCAAAGAATCTCTTACTATTTCACCACTTTTATTGGCTTCGATTTGGCCATTAGAAATGATAGTGCACTCTTTAGTTATGTCAGCCATTGTTACCACCCTCTGCAATTACTGCACCTAAGATCCGATTAAATAGGTCAAATATCTCATACAAACCACCACTGAAAACTGTTTTATCTGTAACTTTATACTCAGGGTACTCTGTGAAACCTAAGATTCTATTAAATTCTTCTCTCGTTAAATAACTATCAGCATCATACCCATCTAAGTTTGATGCATCAACTACATTAGAATTCAATTTATCTAGAGCATCAGCTATAGACTCACGAAAAGCAGCCTTCTGTTTATCGGTAAAGGCGATTCCATATTCGATGGGACGTATAATATCAACAAGCTCACTCATTAGCAATCACCTCATCATTCTCTATGCCGTATAGTTTCATGAAGAATTCATTAGCCCATACGTAAGTGTCCTTACCATAATTGGCTTTTTGACTATCTTTAGTAGGAACATCATCGTATTGAATAGCTTCTTCATACTCTGTTCTTAACATGTATTGTTCAGGAGGTATGCCACCTAAAGATTTGGCAGTAGCTACACCTTCACGTGTGTTCATAGCTAATAAAGCGAGTGCTATTGGCTCTCTTATCTCAGCACCACCGTTAGATGTATCTCGTATTTGAGCAATATACTCCGAAATATCAGCCATAAAACACCTACCATTCTACAAATAATTCATTTGTCGGTTTAACAATTTCACTTAGTGAAGGTTTGCTAGGAGTACCTATAGATAAGCTTCTAGAGGCAGACGATAAATCTATCTCCATCTTCGTAATTGGTAAATATAAATTGATACCATGTATAGAAGACGTGACATGCACCTTAGTACCGAGTGTAAATGGCTCATATGGGTATATATCACTATCCAAACCATTCAGATCAGCCGCATCACATTCTATAGTGAACTCATGAGCCCACTCTTGACTATCAACCCACGCTTGAGCATATGTAGCCAAAGTAGTAGCGTCTGTCACACCTTCAAATGCAACTTTTTTAGTAATCTTACCATATAAGCTAACTAATCCAGGAATTTCTATAGGATCTGAAGTTATTACATAAGTAGTACCATTATCTTCATATTCCGCATATGGTTGAATTATCGAGTATAGATTCTCGCCATCACTAGTCTTTGTAAGCTCGGTCAAGTTAAGACCAAACTGTATAGGCTGATTACTCATTTCAGTAATCTCATTATACCAATTTAGTTTTAAAACTTGAGTATCGTCCTCTTGACTCTTTGCTTCTTTAGATACTATCATATAGCCGCCGGTAGTATCGATGCACATTGTGGTTAAGCAATCTTTAGTTGTTTCAAAATTAGTTTTTCTATATATGGGTCTATCACCAATAGGAATAGTAACATTTCCCTTAAATATCTGTCGGTTTGCTTCTACTCTAGCAATCTCTTCATTTTCATCGGTCCAATTGTGGTTATGAATCAATGTTGTAAAGAAGTCTCTTATGAATACATCATCGTCATAAACATGGTATGGCTGTAAGGTATCATTAAAGAAAGCCATAGCTCCTTCACATCTTACTTTTTTATTATTCTTAAAATCGTAGTCTATAGTAATAGGTCTACCTGTAAATATCCAACGCCACTCATCCTCAGCATACATTTCATAAACTTCGATAGTTGTCTTAAGTATCTGAACATTATCGTAAAACATATGCATCTTAGGCATTGTGAAACCTAACGACCCTGCTGAGTTAACTTCTAGGTTTAACTTTACATTAATGAGTGGGTCATCGTTTGTGAAAATATCAATGCCATCAGCAACAACTCGGTATTTACTATTCATAGCTCAGCTCCCATTCTATAGTCAACTGTCACATTACCATTTCCCTCAAATATCACCGAAGTTTCACCTATTGCAAAATCGATAGGTGATGATTGTATTCCTGTTACCAGATTGTATGAGTTTTCACCGTGTTTTAAAACCATTGGCTGACTACAAGTAATCTTAATATTAGATGCTGAAATATCAGCAGAGCTTGGATTCCAGAACTTTCTGCCTTTGCTCTCAGACACAGTAAATCTACCGTAGTAAATATCAACATCGAAGAGCTCATCCCAAGGCCATTCTTCTAATTCAGACGTACTTTCAGCATGAGTAGGATACTTGTAAGGCTCTAACACATAGTCTATTTTAACAGTTGAGAAGTGTTCACCACTGTCTAATTCACCTACAGTTAAACGGCCTTTATACATGTACTCAGGTTCATCTTCCAATATGACAATGCATCTTTTACCGTGAATAGCATTTACGAGTTTAGAGTACTGCTTAGGCCAATCCGGTAAAACATCACCATTTTCTACGTGAGCAATTAATGCTGCATCATAGAAACTTGAATCTATCATACCATAATCATGTATAACATCAAATTCCCAAGAGCCTGTTCTGTTACCGTAGCAAATCTTACCAAATACTTCAGTATAGTCTAACTGACTATCGGCTCCTGGAATATCAACATATTCTGTTCTAACGGGTGGTGGTGCTATAGTAGGACGCTTGGAAGGCACCAGATGGTAGCCAACAGTTTTCATTTCGCCACTGACTTCCATCTGATTTTCCCAAGTACTAACACCATCAATTAATATTGAATGGTACATATTGCTCCTTTAATTTGTTGCAAATCGTTCACGACTTCTTAAACGTGACATGTTACCAAGCTCAGCATCAAGTGGACTCTTCATCTCGCCAACAAGTGCACCATCATCCATAACAATCTGAGTATTGAGCATTTTCTCACCCATAGTCTGGATTGAAGAGTTCATGCCATCGAGAAGTTTAACGACTGTAGAATCATCGTACTGTGCAGCTCTACGTCTGTACTCTTCAAGAATAGACTTACGAGCCTCACCCTTGCTAACAGAAGTAGAAACTGAACTAGCATAACTTGACGAACTCTCTCCGCTAGTAGCAGATCCTAAAATGTCAACACTTGTAGAATTGTAACCGTCTGTGTTGTTAAGGATATCTAAAGCATTGTCTGGATCATCTACGTTAAGCTTAAGATTGAGTGTTTTGGTAAGATCAAAGTCACCTAAAAGATTACCTGTTTTATCACCTAATGCATCTCCTAAGATGTTGTTGATTCCGCCACCGTTGAACATATCTTTGAAGCCACCAAACTGGTCTTTTAATCCACCAATAAGTCCGTCAAGACCAAACTTACTGGTTATTGTACCAACGAGACCATCTGTTACACTAGATAACTTACCTTCTCCACCAAGCAAACCATCTGCCAAACCTTCGACAATATATCCACCAAGTTGCTTCATTACTTTAGAAGGTGAATGAATCTCTAATGACTCTTTAAATCCACCAACAAGGTAAGCACCCATATCATTACCTAAGCTGTCTAGACGGTCTTCCATCATATATCGTATACCGTCTATAATTGGGTCTAGTAACTGTCCAAGTACACCACCTGAGAATACATTTAATGCACCTGCTACTATACTCCACAATGCATCTGCAACTAAGTATACTAAAATATCTAAGTGTTTTACAATGTCACAAAGTGCCTGAACCAATTTGACAACTAGTCTGACCAGTGCATAAGCCCATTGAGGAATCCAGTTTTCAAGCAATACGAGCATATTGTATACCAATACACCTAATAAATTACCTAAATCATTCAGTATAGGTACTAAACCGATAACAATATCTTTTAATGCTATGTTTATTATAGGTAATGACTTAGCCAATGCCAGTAATGGAGATACAACAAATGTTCTTACCATGGCATCTGCTATTACATCTGACTTAGATGCTAGCATTTTGCCTACATACTCTATTGCTATACCAAAATTCTTAGCAATCTCAGGCATAACATCTGCTACTTTAGCAAGTTCATCTTTACGATCAGCAAGAATTATAAGCTTGTTTATAGAGTTACATAGCATATCAACAGTAGCTACAAATAAAGCACCTATGCCTATGATAGCTAATATGCCTATAGCGAACGTAGTTATGGCAATAGCAGCACCGATAGCCGCTGACTTACCTGTGTTTAATATCGTGATAGCCGTAAACACAGCAATAGCAAATGCGACTATAGCAACTGCAAAGGAAGTCATCCATACCAATGTTCCCTTACCATCAACTCCACTAGCGGATGCTTGTGTTGCTAATATAAACATTGCTGCAACACATCCAGTTATAACTGCCATTATGATAGAAAATGCTGTCATATCTGTTTTAGACAATCCAGCTGCTACTTTCTTGATAAGGAGTATTATCGGTATGATAAGCAATACAGCTCCCAAGGCAACAGCAAAAGTAGACGCAAAGATAGCAAAATCTTGCCAGTTTATATTGACTACAGAAAATACTGCTGCGGCAATTGCTAAGGTTATAAATATCTGCATTACGACTTTTATAAGAGACGTAAGGATCTCCATATTTTTCTTAGTGCTTCGACCATCAAGTTTTTCTTTAGATAATCTAACGAATATGCTGGTTATAGCAAATATCATAATTGCTAATGATGCACCTATCATAAGGAATGCAGCTCCCAGTCCAGTTAAGGCAGAACCTAACTCAGAAATATCACCAAGTATTGCCACTGCTGATACAACAAATGTCATAAATGTCATCAGTGCCGTAACTTTGATTATAACTCCTGTTATTTTCTGTACGATAGCATTTATATCATCTAGCGACTTATTATCTATTCGAGCAATCTTCTCTACGCAAACTGTTACAGCAACAGCCAATGCAGCTAAGCCGACACTAAATCCTAATGCAAACAATCCAATAGATGAGAAGATACTAAAGTCGTATTTAACATTAAACTGTTTAGAGTAATATCCACTGAATACAACAAAAGCTAATACTGCACCTACCATAACAGACATTATGGTCATGACTGTAGTCAAAGTTTTAGTTACAGTTTCTATTGACTTAACAGCATTCTCGTCTATTTTAGATGTTTGTGATGCCGTTAATAAATTATTTATGCCACCGAACAATGCTTCAAGAAGTATAAATACTGCGCCAAATGCCATTAGCATAGGACCAAATGCATTTTTGTTAACTGCTGCTGTTATTGTAAAGATTACTGATAAGCCTAAGAATGGATGGAGTAAGCTTTTTACAGATTTAGTTACCGCATTTAATATCTTAACAAGACCATCTGCCATTTTTTGGAACTTTGTAGTCTTGTCTTTGTCATTCTCAATTTCTTGGTCTTTCTCCATGATCTTATTGAACAGCACAATAACAGAGCCTACAAGAATTACTATCATTACAGCAAATGCGCCAAGCACAATAGCTACCTGACTTAAACTAGAAAAACGTTGAGCCAAAATTGATAGTACAACAATTTCAGCTAATAGCTTTCCAACAGGTTCAGTTACTGCCTTCATAACATTAGTTATAGAATCGACAATCTTAGACAATGACTCCATGTTCTTGACAGTTTCGTCAGTTCCTTTTCCTTTTGATATAGCCTTATTCAGTAAGTACATACACAAAAACAACCCTGCAGTGAAAGTTGTTAAGAAGCCAAATATAACTATCATAATGCCTATAACATCAAGGGTGACAAAAGGATTAATCTTTTTGGCTGTAGCTAAAAATAATGCAAATACGCCTACTGATATGAAAAGCTTTGATAATGGTTCTACTAATTTGCCAGGAACATCTGTAAAATTATCAATGGCCTTAGAAACAGCATTTAATCGGTCAGCATCTAACTTATCGTTCTTTAGAACTATATCTATTAATTTAAACGCCAAGCCCATTATTATACCTTCAACTATCAAGAAGGTACCAACTAACTGTTGAATAATATCAATAGCTTGCTCGGTTTCGTTAGGTGCTTTCTTCATTGAGTATGCTATTACAGCTAATGATACTGCAAAAACACCAATAGCTCTAGCCATTTTCTCCATAAAGTCCGTTGACTCATCTACAATTTTAGCCATTGTATTATTAGCAGTTAGTGCAGTGAAACCAGCCTTTATAGCTGCTATTGGATTCTCTTTTAAAGTAATGCCTTTAGTCTCAGCCGCATGCAGACCAACCTGCATAGATCTGTTTATGCTTTTACCATAGACGATTTGAGCTATCATAGCTATAATTGCCATAGCTGCCATAAAGGTCATCATAGCCTTCATCAATCTCATAGACTGATCTATTGATTTATCGGCTAAATCTTCTGGTAAAATTAAATATATAGCAGTAAGTGCGATTGCAAACTTGGCTAAATCGGTTAAGGCTAATCTTAACTGCTCTATAATATCAGCAACAGCATTTAAAGTCCATTTTATGCTAAGACCTTTTGATGCTCTGTTGAGTGAAATAGAAAATACACGAAGAGATTCTACTATTCTTAATAATGAAGCGGCTAATCCTAACAAAACAAATTGAATAAATCCTTCATTTGAGAAAATGTATTTAAAAGTATCACTTACTGAAACTCTTATTATAGAGCTTACTTTTATAACACCTTTCTTAAATGCTACTATAACATCTTTTACATTGGAGTACGCCTTATAAACTGACATTATCATTTCGGTTAACTTAGAACTATCTATGTTCTTAAAACCGGAATAATCATCAGTTTTGAATAGTTTTTCGGTCGCATCACTAACTTCAATAAGTCTATCTCTTGTTTTTACGAAGAAGCTCTTGAGATCATCACCTATGTCTTTGAGTCCTGTTGTTTTATAAATCTCATTAAGACCACCGGCAATGTTTCTGAACATCTTCTTCATTGCACTGCCTAAATCATATGAACCATTTGCTAATTTCTTAAAATATCTGATTAATTCAACTATTATGTTAGCTAAGCCTTTAAATACCGTCTTTAATGCATCGGCCACTTTAATAGTATAGTTCATCTTAGCCATCTTTTCATTAGCACCTTCTGCTAATTTACCGATAGCTATTAATAATCCTCTAGCACCACTACCAGCTTCTTTGGCAGCAGGAGAGAATATCTTCAGTCCTCTGAACATTGACTTAATAATGTTAATGCCAACTTTGAGGATACTGAAGAAAAACTTGAAGATTTGTCCGACAGCGTGCATTGCTTCGGCATCACCTTTAAGTGACGTCATAAATCTTTCAAGTCTTTGAACAAGGTCAAGTAGCCAAGACTTCGGCCAAGGTGGGAATACCTCTCGCCAAGCTTGCTTTATAGGGTCTACAAATCCCTTAATGCCCTTGCCCACTACTTCAAATATATTCTTAAGGTATGTTCTACCTCCATTTTCTTTCAAAACTTCTAATGGTGCATTACGAGCTTCACCGAAAGCGTCAAGCCACTTTGTAACTTTACTATTAATGGCGGTCCAAAGCTTTGTAGCTTCTTCCATATTGCCAAATATCAGCTCGAATGTTCTGGACCATGCTGAACCTGACGATTCTTTCAAAGCGTCCATCATTGCTGAGAATGTACGAACCTCAGTAGCAGCTTCCATAGCCTTCTTACCGATATCGTCTTCTTCATTGCTAAGACGCTTCAATGATTCTATCAAGACATCATTTGTAAGCCAAGCAGCATCCAATGAATAGTTGAATCCCTGTTGTGCATCAAAGGCATCTTTTGTCGACAAAGTACCATCTTTAAGAACCGGATAATACTTTTCACCCTCTTTGCGAACTGTACCCATAGCTATAGCTTGATCTATTAACAATTCCTTGAAAGTCTTAGTAGCCATGTTAGCACTTTCAATAGACTTCCAATCTATGAGTTTTACAGATCCCTGACTCAAAGCCTGTGCAAAATTGTACATGGCTCTTGATGCCTGATTTGAATCAGCACCTGACAACGCTGCCAAAGATGATACACCCTTAATAGCGTTTACAGAATCTTCGAGTTTAACACCCGCATTAGTAAACTTACCAATGTTCTGTGTCATGTCCGAGAATGAGTATATGGTTTTATCAGCATACTCATTTAACTTCTCAAGCTCTGCATTAACAGTAGCCAGATCTTCACCTGAACCTGCCATCATGGTCTTTGTAGCATTCATTTTGAGCTGATACTCAGAAAATCCAGCTTGTTTCTGGCCCATCGTAAGATTCATTGTCATACGAGTTGCCATGTTTGTTAATTGATTGGTCAGATTGTTAATGACAGAAAATCCTATCTGACCTAACAGTGTAAATCTTTGAGCAGTAGCATCAACTCCTTCAGCAATCTTCTGGAGGGGCATAGCTGCTAAAGTCTTATTAATTTCTAGTAATGATTTGTTAGTCTCAGCAGTGGAGATGTTCATGACATACTCAAGCTGAGCAAGTGTTTTAATACTCTGCTTCGAATTCTTTTCAAAGTTGGTATTATCAAGTTGTAACTCGACAACTTTATTATCAATTACATCACTCATACCCTACGTACCTCATCCCCTAATTCTGCTCCTAATCGTTCGAATACAGGTTGCATGGCTGGGTTAATGTAGTTAAATCCGGCTACATAACCGCCATTTTGAAGTCCATGACCATACTGAATTAAAAGGGCAATATTATACCCATCTTTAGTATTGTCATTGGTCCAACTTAAGCGATATCCACCTGGAACTTCTTCTATAGCGTAATCCCAGGAGAGTGCTGTTGTACCTGTATCCTTTGGTGTATACTCGTAAAGTCGATCTACACCTAGCTGACCATAGCGTTCCAGAATTTGTAACATCTTCCTGTTACGTCTACCGTCCTCTGATAAAAATCTAGACAGATTGTTAAAACTGCCTCTCTGTTTTACAACTATTGGCATAGCTTATTTCCTTTTTCCGGATGCTAATCTAGATTTGTTGAGCTGACTATTGAACTTTGCAAGATCCTTACGAGACATCTGACCACCTTCAGAGCTCTGTTTAATATTGCAAACTTCTATTAATTTCATTAACCGGTTAATATGCCATTTCTGGAACTCGACAGGTATTCCAAATTCAATCATCCAGTAATATATCAACTCAGATGTGACTACCTGTTTCTTAGCCGGTCTCTTTCCTCCTGGTGTATGGTCCTGTATAGTGGTAGCAGTCATCGGATCTTCGATATACTCTTTAATCTGTGTTGCTTCCTTAGGACCAATACCAGAGTAAATATCAGGATTAACATTCTGTGTAAGAGTCATACAATGAACGTAATCCATAATCTGTTCTGGAGTCTTAGGAGTCTCAGACATATATGGAATATGCCATTTTGACTCCCATTTTGAAATTGACACCAGACTATGCTCAAGAACAATATCTCCACCTGGAATAGACTTAAATTCTTGTTTAGTCTCATCCCAGATTTCTCTAGGTGGTATTGTAATTTTAAGCATGATTACCTCACTTTAAGATGGAAGATTGAACTCTCCCTTAGCCATAGCTGTCTTTATGCTGTTTGCTGCTTCTGCTGGTATAACACCAAGGAAGAACTCAGTAAACTTCTCTGTATCAGCCAACTCGTTGAAAATAACGTCATAAGCGTTTGTAGACTTGAAGTCTTCAAGAGCTTCTTTAGACTTTCTGAAGTACTTACCATCATCTGACTTGATACCATAAGATTTGGTGATGAGCATTGTGTAGAATGCAAGCATTTCTTCAGTATTCTGCTGCTGTGCGATTCTCTTAATATACTTATCGAATCCACCAGCTACTCCGAGCTGCATCTCTGTAAGCTCAGACTGTGTGAGGTTAAAATAGAGATCTTCCTCTCTCTGATTTCCATCGAAATCTGTGTACTTTACTGTTTTCTTTAACATAAGTGCCTCCTGTTAATTGTTTTCTTTTGTTTCTATTGCCTTGTTATACTTATAGGTAGAAATACCCAGTATAGCCCCTAAAAATGCGTCGATAGCTGTGATAGTACCGACAATTTCTTCTCCATATGGGAAGCCCCATATGCCTGCTAAAGCGAAATACAAAGTGCCAACTGCAGGAAGAAGGCACATCGCAATCCACTTAAGGATGTCATATGTTTTGTTTTTGAGTTTCATGTTGAACCTCCTTACTTGGTGACATAAATATAGAAAAATCCACCCATATCGTCGTAATATTTCTTCAAAGTACTTAACGGATTAGAAGAACTTATTGCGTGCTTAATATATGAGTATAATGTGTATATACTATTAAAATCTACAGTTACCGTATTATCAGATCCGGATTTACATATACAATCCCAAGGTGTAACCCATTCTGACGACGACGTTGGATACAAACCTCCACTTGTGTCCTGATCTATTAATGATACGCTAGTCTCAAACGAAACTGCACTATCATCCTCAGTGTACATAGTTATCCATAATCTTGATGCATCACCTAGATCATTAGGATCTAACTTTATTGTTAATATTCCGGTAGATGTTTTATAGTAATAACTGTGGACAGGCATATTGCTTGCACTAGAAACATTTGTGAATATGTTAGAACTGCCAAGTTTCTTGTTCCAAGTATACTTCTCGCCTGTAGTAACAAGAGAAACATCTGTACCACCACTAGCTGCCGTTTTACTAGAGTAAGTCGTATTAGGTGGAGTAGTAAATATATAACTCGATCCACCAATTGTTAAATCATACTTTGTGCTAGCAGCTAAAGTTAACTGGTTAGTGCCAGTGCTTGTAGCTATACTTATAGAACAAGATTTTAGCCACCACCTAGATTTTATTTTATTATCAACAAAATCAACCTTTATTCCATTTTTCTTTAAAGTATCTGGTTCTATCATTTCCAAAGTCATATAATCAATGAATGTACTAAATACCTCCCTACGGTCTAATGATAATCTATAACGGCCAGGACTATTAGCTCTAATAACTTCACAAACTATAAACTTACCTGCATCTGCAGCAGCTTTGATCTCAGCAAGTGTAGCACTAGAATATTGTGTTATATCTGTACCTGCAGTAGATAAAGACTCAGCAGGAACATTGCTTAAAGTAAATACAAAGGTAGAATCATTATCAGATGGGGTAGTAAATATCACCGAAGTACCGCCAGCAGTAAGCTTATACTTAGTGTTAGCAGCTAAACTTATATTACTAGTTCCACTATCAGCAGCTAAACTAGTAGCATGAGTATGATTACCCGCTGCTGCTGTTGTAGCTGTTGTGCCTATAGTTAAGTTAGACTTATTATTCCAAGTATACTTCTCACCTGTTGTAACTAATGATACTGCGGTTCCACCTGATGCTGCTGCTTGTGAGCTATAAGTAGTATCAGTAAACTTAGGGCTTGAACCGATAGTAACACCATTCAACTGTGTTGCTTGTAAGTTGCCGGTTGACGGATTGAATAAGAGGTTTGAGTTTTTCCTTGCACCCTCAGTTCTTGTTGTATTATCGGCAGTAACACTAAACAATACTTCATAGTTGGCAGAGGTTGTTGTTGCTGTTTGAGTTACGTAACAATTTGTGTTTGTATCTCTATAATTATATGAGTTATTCAAGAACACCCAATTAGTTCCATCATACATATAATAAGTTATGTAATTTGCCCAACCTGTAATTTCGCAAGCTGTACCAGTATACACAGCATTTCCAAAATAAATACTTTTAGCACCAGATCCATTTACATTGAGTGTAACGCTTGTTGCAGTATTAGTATTTGAAAACTTTACACCAACTATAACACCGGGGACAAGATTCCAACCGACAGCATTAGATAAAGTTACAACTTTAGCCGCTGTTGCAGCAGCCGTTGAACAAGTTCCATAAAAGGATTTTGTCATAATATCATAAGTTCCACTTGGAATTTGAATTTGGTCTATTGTAGCCATAATTCACCTCCTTATGACACAGTAACAGTCTTATTCTCCGTAGTAGCGGTTGTTGTAGATACACTTGTTGCTTCTGGTGTATAAGAACCAGTACTTGTCATTGATGCACCAGTGAATGATGCGCCCGTAAGAACCTGACTATCAGTAATAAGTCTTGCACCTGTACCTGTAAAAGTCTGAGCAGCTGCTGTTCCGCTTATTGTACCGGAACTTGCAGAACCTGTAAACTTCAAGTTAGCACCTGTACCTGTGAATGTAGGAGCAGATGCCTGATAAGCTGCATCACCAGTCTTAACGGTCACAGCTGTGGCTGCTGTAGGAGTTGCACCTGCAGTTATTGTAAGTTTTGTGCCAGATACAGTATATGTAGGCATGGAACCAACACTTGAAATACCAGTAACAGAAGCCGTAGAACCAGCTGTCTTAACGCTAATTGTTGGTGCTGATACAGAACCTGCAGGTGTATAATTCGCTGTACCTGTACCCGTGCTAATAGTTCCACTTGGTGTTACAGAGCAAGAACCACTTACTGATGAACTTGCATTAGTTCCAGCAGGTGTATATGTCGCCGTACCTGAATCAGCTTTACTTACTGTTACAGCACTCTTTGTTTCTGTTACAGAACCTTTAGTTGTACCCGATACTGAAAGAGTTGCTGCTTTACCCGTAAATGTTGTTGAATATGTCTTAGGAACAGCAACAGTACCACTTGCAGTATCCTTGTATGCAAGATCACCAAGCATTGACAAATCACCGTAAGCCTGCCACTTTGATCCATTAAACACGAACTCTGTCTCGCCATAAGCACAGGCATTACCGGTTACAGCAGTTACACTCTTACCGTCAATAATAATTGGGTTAGTTGTAGATCCATCAGTCAATGCTGTAGTAGTTACGCCAAGCCAATAGTTCTTTGACTGAAGCTGGGCAATTAAATCTCTACCGCCTTGGTCCACTAAGTCATAGACACCACCACTAGGCAATTCGATTTGTGTTAAATTTGGCATTGTTGATCCTCCTTAATTTTTACTAAATATGACCCTTTCCTCATTATATGGGTCTATAAAACAAGTAACTTTATTATTCCAAAAATCTCGCTCTTCATTTGTTATATGAAGAACTGTATTGTTAATGTGCTTTGCATATAAAGCATCACAGAAAGGTAAGTCTACAACATAAGCGTTGCCATCACCTATCTTTATTCCCGGAATATCAGTCTCTCCATCCTTCTGATGATCTGTATAAACGTAGATGTAATCTTTTTTAGATACAAGTTCATACAATGCATTCCATTCATCTGTTGTATGAGATATAACCATATTCCTCTGAACACTAGCTGGTATGTTAACTCCGCCAGCACTTATACTACCGGAATTTCCTATAGAGCCAGTAAGAGTGGCCGTATTAAGTCTAGCATTATTAATTACCATAATACACCCCTAATGATTTTCAAGTTCTTCACCTATTGTAAAGTCTTGATTTGCTATTACTGTATAATGTTCGTCATCTGATGTGACTACTTCGATTTCATATTTGTATTTTCCAAAAGGAATATCTTTAGTGTCAGGTTCGTCCAGTTCAATGAGTGACTGAACTGGATCGCCTGACTTTTCAATTAAGATAGTTTCATCTTTGGCTTTTTTCTTAAGACGGAACCAAAGTTGATCCTGATCTGTTAATGTCACAGGATTACCTTCGCTGTCTTGTAAGCTTATAGTTAAACGAAGTGTATCCCCACGTGTCAATTCTATCGAATATCCATCAATTTTAAGCATTGGTGATCCTTTCTAGTACAAGGACTGAATATCAACATCTCGAGCAGAGATCCACTCTTGCAGATTTGATGTAGGTGAGTATCCTGAGACCTCACCAGTCTCCTTTGATACTGCGTATATTGGATTGTTATAGGACACTTTGTCAGGATCGTTAACCATTGTAAAGATGAACTTATCAGCTGCTTCTCTACAACCAGTTGCGAATCTTTCTGGAAATCTGTCCTGAATAATATCAAATGCTTCTTTACTTCCTATCATAAATTACTCCCTTTTTCTTCATTTGTGCAACATCTGGTGTAAGGTTATCCATTCTATAGTACTTTATACCGGTTGCAGCAGCCATCATGTTACGGGCAGCTTTGTCTTCAAATACTTCATTAGACTGGCAGTCTCGTACAATGAGACGGTTATTCTTTACTTCATAAGCAACACTATGCCCTGAATACTCATCCCACTGAAGTAAGAGATTACCACGCTGATTACCACCACTGATCATTTGGTCAGCCATAGCATTAGCGTATTCGTAATTTTTACCGTGACGAGCTAGCTTTTCTCTAGTTTCGAAAGGTATCTGTCTATCTAATTTTACTGGATCAACAAGCTTTGTATTCTTGTACATGCCAATAAAATCGTCAATATCCAGATCAGTCATATCGTTACCAGCCGTAACATCGTAACCTCTTCTACGAAGGTCATATGCCATAGTGCAGGATACGCAGTTTTCATGTCCTTTTAACGGATTTATCAACTTCATATCCTCTCGCTCTGAGTAATCACGATCTTTACGCTTTAGAATAGACTGTTTAGGAGCATTTGCAGTAGGTTGCTGTTTTGCTCCGTATTTAGCAGATTGGTCCGCTTTTACAACTCTATTATGCTTGGTCTGATCCAGAGGGTATGGTGGACCATTTCGCACACCCCATTTTTGGCCTTTTATACCATGATGCATTAAATAGTCCATCATTTACCTCCATTTTGAATTTAACGACGCTTCTTTTTACCATTTGATGGGTAATAATAGTCACGTTCAGATAAAACCTTGCGCGCTTCATTCTCATCAACACCTAAAAGTTCATAAGCCCAGTCACTATATTCTTGCTTTGTTAAAGCATCCTTTTTATCCTTAGTAAAATACTGTTTAGGTTTTATGGTATTTTTAGGCATATTAGTAGGATACCAAGTTTTGCCAGAATCCATTGCTTTATACCAGCCAGGACCTTCTTCAGCCCCTATATCTCTACCATTCGTCTTACCCTTCTTCTTACCGTAAGCTACTGCGTTCTTCTTATAAAGCTCGTAATCTAAGTCGTGTGTCTTCTTGCTACGTGTACCAACGGCTGCACCTACAGCACCTCCAACAAGACCACCTAAGTTAAGACCGGTGACACCACCTTTGGCACCATTAAACTGCTTATTGAACTCTTCCTTAGTAAGAATTCTTCCTTTACGATTCTGCTGGCTAGCATCAAGGGCATTTCTTTCAGCCTGAAGTTTTGCTATTTTCTTTTCACGGCCTTTTCTGAGTAAATCGCCACCACCTATATATTTAGCACCAGCTCCGACAAGAGCACCACCTATAGCATTAGTAATGCCAGCATTAGCCATTGCAGGAACTGCAAATTTTAATCCAGTTGCTGCTGGACTTATTCTTTTGACAGTATTAGCACCTTCTTGAATACCAAGTTTAATAGCACCAAGATCAGGAACACCATTTGCTAGAACAGGAACACGCTTCGCATTTCGAACAGCATTCATTTTATTCCACTCGTTTGCAAATCGGGCAGCATCAACTCCATTTTTGAAGCCAGCAGCGCCTGCTAAACCCGCTTTAACGCCACTGTTTAAGGCTGCTTGTTTGCCTACTGAAATATCATTGTATCCGTAGCTTCTAGCAGTACCCTTCTGCATCCTAAGATTAAGCTTATCAATCTTTTTGTTAAGAGCATCAACTCTAGCGGCTTTGTCAGCGTCCATGGTATTATTGCTACCATACTTAGCTCTCTTACCACTACCCTTAGAATATCTAGCTCTACCTGCAGTAGTCAAAGATCCATCGGTATTCTGATAGCGTCGTACGCCCCACTTTTGGCCTTTTATGCCATAATGCATTAAATAATCATTTTCGAACATATAGCATCCTCCATTTTGAATTTAACGACGCTTTTTCTTGCCATAAGCTATAGCGTTCTTCTTATAGTTTTCGTACTCTGCATCGCGAGTGTTTTTACTCTTAGCACCTAATGCAGCTCCGGCTAAACCACCAACCAAGCCACCTGCAGCTAATCCGTGCATACCACCTCTATTAGCGTTATACCGTTTCGCGTATTCTTCTTTAGTTAATATAGAACCCTTTCGATTAGCCTGACTTGGATCTAATGCATATCTTTGGCCTTGAAGCTTCTTAATCTTTTTCTCGAGTCTCTTTTCATCAGCTCTAGTTTTGGAACCAGCTTTCATGCCACCCATAACACCAGCTCCTAATGCAGCATTAGTAAGACCTGTTGTTAACAATGTAGGTCCGAGCAATGGAACGGCTGCTTTTCCAGCTTCTGCTATGAATGGAGCTGCTCTTCCGGCTGTTACACCAATTGATTTTGCACCTTGTAAAGCTGCTATTCTACCAGTTGACATAGACTGTATAGCATCATTATCGACTTTTGCTCTCTGAAGTCTTGTATTGTATTTGTCAATCTTCCTATTGATCTTTGCAACTTTAACAGCTGTTTTAGAATCAACTGTGTTTTCGCTACCGTACTTAGCTCTCTTGCCCTTATACATGCTAGCTACACGTTCTCCTGCAGTTCTTGCTGATGCCTCGGTAGAGTAAACTGGAGAATTGTAAGAGTTGCGTCGAACAGAACCCTTAACTTCTTTTTCTACTTCTTTGATTTGATCTGCAGTTAAACCTTTTAAAGCGCCAGAACGTTCTAGATCATACATTACGTTTTTAGCTGATTGTTTATTTGCTTTTATATGTTGAGCAACTGAATACCCCATTAATCCTACAACTCCTGCCTGTGCTGCCCCCATTCCTAATGCCATTCCCAAAGCTTCTGGGGCCATTCCATACCTAGCTCTCTTACCACTGCTCTTAGAATATCTAGCTTTACCGGCAGCGGTCCAAGAGCCATCAGTATTCTGGTAACGTCTTACACCCCACTTTTGGCCTTTTATACCATAGTGCATTAAATAATCATTTTCAAACATGTAATATCCTCCATAAAAAAGGCGGCAGTACCTCGTGGGCCACTATTAAGTTAACAACACCGCCATTTTGAATTTGCCGAATACTACTGTCCTGACATTGCAGTTATGACATCATCAATAGATGGGAGTCTACCAGTTGTGCCCTCAGTCTGAGCTGTAGGGTCTGCATCTGTTCCCCAAAGAGTGTCAAGTAATGCATTGTACTTTGTAGCATTAGCCTTTGTCTTAGAAATTGTAAGTGTAGCGGATGGCTTACCATGCTTATTGCTTACAGGTGTAGTAGAGATCTCCCATGAGAACTCGATAGCAGAAGGTGACTCATTAATAGTCTGATAGTTTCTAGCTGAAGGAGCTGCGGTTGCATTGTATACAAGATGAAGCTTCTCACCATAATCATTACCGTCTACATCATTACCTTCTGTAGTAATGTAAGCAAGACCAAATGACTTTCTAGACTGCTGACCCATAACAACGCCTGGTGCTACTTCCTTAGTACCATCGCACTCTGCGAAGCTCTCAGGGTATGAATAAGCTGTAATAGAAAGGCCAAAGTTCTCAGCAGCTCTCATTGAAAGGTACTTGATGTCGTCTGCATAAAGGTCAGTTACATCAGCACCACTTGGGTTCTCGTTAATAGCTGTTACACCATTCCAAGCTTCTGGAACTGTGTAATCATTATTCTGGTCTCTGGTATAAAGTACAACATTACGTATACCAGTTTCGTAAAATCTCTCGGATTCCTTATCGAATTCAAGTCTCATTTTATGACTTCCTCCTCATAAAAATAGTTACAACATAATGTATTAAGTGATCAGCTGAATAAGTTCTATCGAAAGAGCAGTATTCGAATGCATCCATAAGTTTGTCTATAAACCTGTCTTCCGCATTCTTTGTAATGTAAGTAACGGTATAACGACTATACTTACGATACTTAACATCGTCTGCATTATCGATACGAATATCAGCTAAATGATAGATTATGCAAGGGTATTTGAGTTTAATGCTTTCAGGTGGTTGATAGTAAACGTCATTAGAACCTAAAATATCAACCAATTTAGCTTGTAATTCTTGACGGTCATTCATTGAATACACCTCCGACCTCTAAAGTAACTCTCGGATACTCTACAGTAATGTTAGTTACTTTCCATTTTGAATTCATCCAAGTAATATACTCAATGAATCCTAAATTAGACATGAGGTAATCGTCAATGATTATGCTGATCTGATTACTAACATTAAACTCATTATTTGCATTATCGTTACCAGACTGCCATCTATGAGTATTGCGGAGAACGTCTCCATAATACTTTCGTTCAGTGTGCTCAGTATCATGAATACCATCACCCTTATCGACAGTCTTTGAAAAACCTATGATTCCGCAATACTTCATAGTGTGTCCTTTCTATTAGCCTACTGAAGACTGATCAGAGTTAGGTGTCTCTTCCTCATTATTGCTAGGTGCTTCAGTATTCTTCTTGAGAACAATAGCAGAGTAAGGCTTTGTAAGAGCACCTGAGCAACGTGTCTCGATCAAGTACTTCTGCTGGTTGTAGTCAATATCGAAGTCCTCGAACATGTTGATGCTACCACCCTTATCAGCACCTACATTGTAGTCGCCAAGGTTTACAATGATGCCATAGATATCTGCTGGGAGATATGGGAATGGTACGGTTCTGCTAACTCTAAGAGTTGTAGCAAGGTCAGAGATGTTATTGAAGAGTCTCCTTCCGATACCATCTTCAAGGAGAAGAAGGTCTGAGATTATGCTCTGACTTGTGAAGAATATTGGGTTACCAGATCCCTGATAGTCGTCGAATGATCTGATAATGTTTGTGTAAAGTGCATGAGCTTCCTGTTCACCCTGCTTAACAACAACAGTCTTTGTGATTGTGTAAAGGGAATCATCCTTAGCGATAGGTCTGATATGAGTCTCCTGAATGTGATCATCAGAAGATGCAAGTCTACCATCACCTACAAGAATAGCTCTAGCAATTTCCTCATCGAGCTTCATTCTCATCTCGCCCTTGATCCAAGATACTACATCAAAGTCAGTAATATCAACAACATCATCTCTATCAAGCTTCTGCTTCTTGTAGATGGTCTGTGGATCAGTAGTTCTCTTAAGAAGGCTGAATACTTCCTCAACCTTTCTGTTACCCTTTATGTAACCTCTTGCCCTAGCTTCGTCTTCACGAATATCAGCAAACATTGACTTAATTCTAGAGAATGGTGTGTGATGAACACCCTTCATTACAACGTTTACCCATTCCTGTGGCTGAACATTAATGAACCCAGGCTTGTCAGTCATGTTCTGGTACTCTGGGAAGAGCCATTCAATGTCATCTACGCCATAAGTAGCTGCGTGTGAAAGGAATGTATTCTTAAGTGATCCGCCATTTGACTTAGCTTCGTTAATAATAAATTCCTGATCAGCGTGTGAAATATAGGCATCATCTGAACCTATATAGTTGTTGTACTCGTCAAAAACGTTATGTGTCACGTTCTCGTCCTCCTCATCATTATCATAATCTTCATCTTCAACGTCATCATCGTCTTCTGCATCATACTCATCGATGGCGTTTTCTACTGCAGCTTCTACAACTGCATACATTGCCTGCTTCTGTTCATCGGTCATTTCGTCTACGATGTCCTGAATTGTTCTGTCTGCCATTTCGGCCTCCTCTTCGTCATTATCTGCATGCTCAATATACTGGCCTGCGAATTCTTCTATTTCACCGTCATTGTAAATAACGGCACAGCGACCTTCGCCTTCATCATGAGACATGACATTTTCGATGTAAGCTCCTGGGTTAGCACCTGCTAAAACCAATGAAACTTCACGAATAACACCATGCTGAACATTTGAATTCTGTTCCTTCAAACGATTGGCGAATATAGACAACGACACCACATCACCGTGCTGAACGGTTTCTTTTGCCTTCATACCAGATGGTGTATCATTAAATGTACAGTATGCGTACATACCACCATTACGGTGCTGAAGGTAAGCTTTACCGAGGACATTGTCTATTGAATTGTGCTGGTGATTCCAAACTAATGGAACGACAGCACCATCCTGATTGGCAAAAGCGCCATCAGTGATTGTACGACCATCTGAACAACGAATGTTAGATCTGGTCGCCCAACCGGCAAAGTCATACTCCCTGCCCATTTTGAATTTCCTCCTTGTTTTTAGGTTCAGCCCTTCCTTCCTGGTTTTCTTCAGGATGGTTCAAGTTTGAATTAATCAACTCGTCGGCCTTAGGGTCGTCAGCCGGTCGCAATCCAATAATCTGTCTAATTTCATTAGAAGTCATAATCTCATTTCTAGTGAATTTATCAGCAATCTCAGCCAAGTTATTAAGAGGTACAAGGTTAAATACATTACGGAATGCCATAATGGACTGACCTTGCGAAATGGCTGTACGAGAAAGGAACTTACGCTTCATCTCGTCAGTGATTGCATTCACAATTGGATTGACAGTTCTGTTATAGTAATTGAGTGTTACTTGCTCATCGGCAGTTCCCTTCAGTATGTCTTCGGTTACACCTAACTGGCTATAAAGCATGCTCGTTAAATAACTAACCTGGTCCATCATCTGGTTGTCTATAGACCGATTGAGCTGAACAATCTTCTCACTAACATCTGCATATGCGATACCATAATTATTACCATCTGTTAACTGTTTTTCAAGTTCTTTACGACGCTTTTCAGCTTGCTGCTGACGCATTTCGGTTCTAGTTGTATATGGTAACTGAATGATCATGTTAAATTTACCAGAACCATTCAGGTCATCTATGGTATCCATAATGTTTAACTTATGAATGAGTCGATAGAAAGTCGAGTTAGGCTCATTCATGATTGCATAGAATGGATTCTCAACAATAGCAACTGCTGTTTTTGGTAGCCATGTCTGTTCATGTTTACCACTGCGTTCGTTGTATAAATCTACAAGAACAGCATTTGGTTTCCATTCTTTAATTTTACCGGTTCTCATTTTTAAGACATCGAAAGATTCTGTAGTCCAAAGATTACCGAATTCTGATCGAATATCAGTAGGAACTATAGCCACACAACCATCATCCAGCATTGACATAACGACGTCCTGGATGAAAGCTCGTCCAGTCTGGTCCATGTTTGCACTAACTGTTAAGCACCTATTCAACTTAGAATTAATAGTTTCTGCATAATTACCGTGCTCATCCGTTGTAACATGTTTGATAGCTATAGCTGAGGCATCAATTGCTATTCTAGTGTAAATAGCGGTTATGATGGTCCTCTCGTTACCTCTTGTCAATCGAATTCGGTCGGGCTTTCTATAACTGACTTCTCCGACATCGTAATCTACCGGTGGAGATGTTATTGACTTATTGTCTTTAAATGCATTCCAAGCATTTGTTAGACGTTCATGTATAGTCATAATTCCTCCATTTTGAATTTTATTAGTCAAAAGCGTCACGATACATTTTGTATGCTACAAAAGCATCCATCATAGCTGCAACACAGTCAATCTTTTTATCTCGACGCTCTTTTAACAATTTACGGTTTCCATTAGTATCTTCTATAGTTACACAGTTACCCATAGCAAATTCCATAATACCCTGATCAAACAGGAGCTTACGCTCTGATGCCAGTTTCTTTAGTTCACCTAATGGAACTGATTCTGTTTTAGATCCCTGTGGAACTTTCTCGATTCCGAAAGGACCATTGTCCATAGCCCAACGTTCAACAAAATCCTTAGCATTGTATGGATCGTAACCGAAACATTGAACATCGTAATCAGATCTCTCTATGTATTCTATGAGATCGTCATAGACAGCTGTCATGTCTAAGATGGTTCCTGGCATGATTATTAAGCTGCCTTCTTGTATGAAGTCCTCATACTTGTATCTCATAGCTAGAGGTAATGAGTTTAGGGTATGTTCTGTAATATAGTTTCTAGTCTTTACACCAAAACACATATCAGTGTAAGTACCGACTAATGGAAACAAGAATGCGAATGAACAAAAATCATCACCAAGTGACAAATCGGCACCAACAGCACAACGCATACTCCAGAATTCTCTATACTTGTGAGCTTTGGTTTCCTCATAAGTGAAAAAGTATGTATAGCCTTCCATTGGTAATCCAAATCTTTTAGCTAAAATATCATTCCTAGCTGAAGGTGAATGCTCTGCTCTTTCTACATCCAATTGGTAAGTTTCATATGACACCATCCCTGGCTTACCTAAGTTTGGATTAGCTTTAAGCCACATAGCAGGGTTTGAAACTTCACTCACATCATCTAGTTTGTACCACCAGATTGAAACATGAGGAGCATAATACTCGCCCTTAAGAATTGAAAGTAATTCCAACTTAATAGTATCACCAGGGCCGTTACGTACTGTACCTTCTGATGATGTCGCTATAATGAGATATTCTGGCATCTTAGATGCGCTCTGTTCTAAGGCACCAACAACATCCTCTTTAATATCGCCAGATAACCATTCGTCTACTGTAGCTATAGGACATCTAAGACCCTGAAGCTTATCTATGGTCATCGGTCTGACCTGGAGTAATGAGTTAGTGGCGTTATTAACAATTCCCATCTTAGTAGAAGCAAGAAGCTTCTTTTGAGAATTTTCTGTATTATGGATTGAACCCTGTGTCATGAACTGGAACACAGGTCCTCTCGCTTTTATCAATGCAGTTCTGAATGGTGACATGACCTCTTCGGCCTGAGGCATTGTAGGAGCTGTTGTGATCTGATGTGTAGTTTGAGGTGATGTAACAAGTTCAAAAGCTTGTATGCAATAGTCATAGATAGACTTTGCTGCACCTCTTCCTACTATCAAATACTGTTTCTTAGTAAGTCTTGTTTTTACTAATTTGTTTACCCAGTGACCTCCAGGCTGGTCAGGGTACTTCTCGTAAACGGATCGTTTAACGAAATAATACCATCCATATACCTGCTCACCCCATAATTTGAAGCTATCTAAAAGCTTCATATCGCTACCATCTGTAAGAGTTAGTTCTCTCTCACAGAATGCTATCCAGCCTTCAACAGCTTCGTCATCGTAATAATAGTTCGGATCTTCTATGAGAGCATCTATACGGTTCATCTCCATAGAAACTTCACGATTAACAGGTATTATTCCGTTAACAACCTGTTCTCGAAATGCCCCATAATACTTCGGGGTCGCTGTATTACTAAGCATTTTGAATTCTCCTTTAACTATTTACGGTTCCAGTTCTGTTTTGCTTTTTGGTAAGCCTTTGAAGTTGCTTCACGTTCCAACTTCTTTAACTTTTTATTCCAATACTTTTCATCACGACGCCCCTTTGAAAAAGCAAAGTCAGATGGAACCTTTGTATAAGTTTTATTTTCTAGGCCAGATTTGAACACCTTAAACGATTTAGCTTCAGGAAGCTTTCCTTCTTTTAAATTATATGGACCTACTTTTTGTAGTGCTTTTGCAAAAGCCTTTTGTGATCTTTCAAGCATACCCTTTTCACTTAACAACAAAGTATCTGCTGTAGTTCCATGCTTTTTCATAAGATCGCTAAATTCTTTAGCTCTATCAACACCATTACGGTTCCAGTTCTGTTTTGCTTTTTGGTAAGCCTTTGAAGTTGCTTCACGTTCCAACTTCTTTAACTTTTTATTCCAATACTTTTCATCACGACGCCCCTTTGAAAAAGCAAAGTCAGATGGAAACTTTGTATAAGTTTTATTTTCTAGGTCAGATTTGAACACCTTAAATGATTTAGCTTCAGGAAGCTTTCCTTCTTTTAAATTAAATGGACCTACTTTCTGCATCGCTTTTGCAAACCTCTGTTCAGCCTGGACCGTAGGATTTAACAACAAAGTATCAGCTGTAATTCCCTTCTTCTTAAGATAATCACCAAGCTCTTTAGCTCTATCAACACCATTACCCGTTATAGCGTCAGTGGCATCACCAACTTGTTTAGCAACATCATCTGCCTTTTTAGCAAGATCAGCTACTTTTTCAGCATACTTACGTTCAAGTTCTTCCATCTTACGTTTATGCTTAAAGTCCATAACTTCAGAAGCTTCTTCAATAGCCTTTCTATTTAGCTTAGAAATTTTACGAATATCACCGACATTCTTAGCTATGTATTTAGCTCCTAAACTCGCAAGTGCTACACCAGCCAAAGCTGCGCCAGCTGTTTTTAAAGCTTTTGAGGATTTCTTATTATATGGGTGTTGTGCATCTATTCGTGCCTGCTCATTATTAGCTTTACTCACATACTTATTATACGCGAAGTCATCGTAATCGTCATTAAAGTCGTAATAAGATCCGTACTTAGTTTTCTTATTACCAGATTTTACGCGTCCGTATCGAATTTTTCCTTCGTTAGTATAAGATCCATCTGCATTTTGATAACGTCTTAAACCCCACTTCTGACCTTTGATACCATAATGGGCTAAGAAGTCTTCCGAATGTGCCATAGCTCTACGCTTACGGTCATCTTCCTCTAGACGGTTTCTAATAGATGCCGCATTCACGTTAGCGATATCCATTTTCTTCTGACCAACAGCATTAACTCCTGTTTTAGTCAGCTTATTAATAATGGAACCAGCTAAAGCAGCTCCACCAAGACCTGAAACTGGGAATGCCGCCATAACAGCAGGTGAAAGAGAAGCTAGCATGCCCATAGAAGCCAATGGAATCAAGGCTCCTGCGGCTCGAGCAGCATGTGGGGATGCTTTCAGTATTCTTTCAGCTGAATTCATCTGCTGATTACTTTTTACAAGCTGTCTGATAAGTTTGTCTCTACCTTTATCGGTCAACGTTCCGTCTTTGTTATAGTCCGTCGACAGATTCTTAGCAACTGCTAAAGCTTGGTCAGTCTTAGCTTTAAGTTTAGCTTTCTGAACACTGCTCTTGGCACTCTGTTTAGCTTGAGCCAATTTTACAGCATCTTCGTATTTCATACTATTGAGCTTGGCCTGATCTTCTTTAGAAAGCTTCTTACCGCTATAAATAGCTTTCTTAATTCTTTCAGCATCGAGATTGTTCTTACGAATCATGCTGGCCACAAGTGCAGTTCCTGCAGCTGCTGCTGTAAGACCACCTACCAGTTTAAGTGCATCACTAGCTCTGACTTTTCCTTGTGTATCGTATCTATACTTTTGATCATAGAAACGATTCTCAACGTCCATACGATTAATAGCACGTTGTATATCGGAATCTCGTACATTAGGGTTTATACCAGTTTCACGGTATTTTGAAATTTGTCGACTTCTGTTCATGTTATCGACAGCATCTGTAGCATCCCTTAAGCTACTGGCAATTCCTTTTTCGGAATCAAGAATCTGTTTTGCATTTCTAGAAGTAATATCAGCTTTAACAGCAGACCTAGCGGTATCCTCATCTGCATACTTGTTATCATACATCCAACCTGAGTTTCCGCCACCACCATTACCCCCACCTTTTCCATAAGAGGTTTTGCCGGTTCCCTTATTACGTCTAGCTTTTCCAGCTGCTGTATATGTACCGTCTGGATTTTGATAACGTCTTAGACCCCATTTCTGGCCTTTGATACCATAATGGGCTAAGTAATCCTTATTATTCATATATCTCTCTCCTACTTGTCTACCATTATGTGTAAACGCCATTCGTATTCTGCAATCTGCTTCTCTAATGCTCCCATCAAGGATCCGGACTGTGGTGGATCAAAACCTACTTTTACTTTGTCATAAATATAGGTCTTGACAGATGCGTAGTTCTCTATACTAAGTACATCAGACCATGCAGTATCCTCATCCTCTATAAATATAGGGGTTGAACCGAATCCTAACTGGTACAAAGTCATGAATGCAGAATTGATATGGTTGAGAATGTCCTCGTCCCAGTTGTCATCACTGGGCATTATTCCCAACATTTTTTTGATTGTTTGTAGTATGCTCTCTTCCATCGATTTTCACATACCTCCTCATTACATAACCTTTTACCGGTTTGAGGATCTTATAAAAGTATCCACTAGAGTTGTCCGATGTGTCAACTACGACTGTCGAACCCTCTCTCAGTTTCTTTCGTACACCAGAAATATAGTCTGGCTTTTCTCGCACGTTAAGAAACAGTGCGTTTGCAGAAGATACACTTACGTATCCTACAACGGTATTATTGTTTTTGCCCATTTTAATTCCTCCAAGGTATTGTATCATTTGGTGATCGTTCTATTAGTTCATTAGTATGTGCGTCAGTTCCATAGTGTATTTGGTTATGTGTTTCGAAACTAACAGCTACTAAATTATCTATGTCAAATACAGAGGGGGATCTGCTCTCTAGTTCTTCCACTGTTATAGGATTTATATGGTGGATGTAAACAGACCCATTGATAGGATGATCGGGGTCTGCTAAGTCACAACCCTTATCTCTAATTATCACAGCATTCCTAATACTCTTCCATAATGGAGATTTATACAATGCCTGATTTAAAGTTCTATGTCCACCAAAGGTTGTATTCCCAACGTATTGGTCATTAATCTTTAAATATTCCAATCGTTCCTTAAAAGTAGGTAGTGCGATCATCTCACTATAACTTTTTCTCATACAAATCACCAAAGTTTACACAATGCATTACAAATTATTGTTCTGCATAATACTGCTCCTCTCCGACTGTAGTTTCTCCACGATATGTGGACAATGCCTTTAAAGCATCGTTATACAAGTCTTCAATTCGTTTACTCTGTTCAATCTGCTCTGACTTTGCAGCCATGAGCTTAGTCTTTTCTTGAAGCAATTTTCTTTCTTCCGACTCCCTAGTGCTGCCAAGCCTTAAGTAATGGCAAATAACATTAGGTGAAGCTGTACCATCTCGCAATTGCTTCTCAGCGAGGTTAACGGCTAGAGCAATCATCTCTGACTCTCTGTCGTCAGGGTTCAATGAAGACTGGAGAACAGGCATCTCGGAGAGGTCAGGCTTGTCTTGTCCCACTTTTCTCATAGTTTTATGCCCTTTCCGGAATTGTTTCGAAGAAAAATCAGCCAGATTAAAAAGCCCTCCGGAGATTTTTTAAAG